TTCAAGTGAAATCGTGAACTCCACAATCTGGGTCAGAATGTTATTGATTTCAGACTCAATTGCCGGGATAGCACGGGACATCAGTTCATATGGAATCCCATCACGACCGACCGCTTCCATATAGTATTTGTAAGCCTCGTAGGTATCTTCGAGTTCTTCGGCTTCCTTGATTTGGTTCAGAATGTCAGCCTTGGAAGCTTCCAATACCTTGATTTCTCCGTGCAGTTCCCGAAGTTGTTTTTCCAACTTGTCCATTGACTTCTTGTTTATTGAAATATCGTATTCAACGTGACTGATATGTTGGTCTATGTTGAAATTATGCTTGATATTCTCTTCGTTTGTTAAGAAGAGTTCAATATCCTTTTCCGCTTGTTCTCTATTACGGTCACACTTTTCAATTGTCGTAATCAACTTCTGGATTTCCAGTTCAATGCCACTTGCCTTCTTCTGCAATTGTTGGACTTCAGTTTGTAACTTCTCGTAACTGGCACAGAGATTGACCTTCTCAACCAACGGTTCCATCTGAACCTTGATTTGTTCCACCGCCTCTTCCTGCTTACTCTGTAGTTCGTATAGGTCAACCAGTTCGTGAGTGACTTGTTCCATATCGTCAATTACGGACTTATTATTTTCTACGCAGACGTTACAATCTGGATTGTACTTGTAACTTTCCAGTTTACCCTTGAACTTTTCTTTTTCAGAAACCTTAGAGGTAGTCAGTTTGAGCGCTGACGTTCCCTTGTTCAATAAAGTAGATAACTTATTATACTCTTCAACTGACTTCCGAAGTTCTGGGATATTAGCGTCCACAACTTCTTGGGTTTGTTGTCTGATAGTATCGTTGATTTCTTCTAATCGTCCTTCTGCCTTCAACTTTTCTTCGGTATACTTGACAATTAAAGCATTTGTTTTTTGAAGGTCAGAACGTAATACGTCAATATCTAATGTGATATTTGGTACAGTACGCTTTTGACTCTGCCATTTCCGTAACTTCTCATCCAACATATCACGTTCTTCCTTGATATCCTTGACGAGTTCTTCCACACGTTGGTGATTGACTTTAGTATCTTCAAGTTTCGTCTGTGTTTCTGCTAGAAGTTGACCGAAATCAATCTTCTTGAACTTCTTCAAGGCACCAGTAAGCTCCTTACTCTCTTCATTCGCCTCATCAAATAACTTATCAAACACATTCAGCCCCATAAACTGAATGAGTAAGTCCTTTCGTTCAGAATGAGACTTGTCAATGAAAAGTGCGTTCGCCGTCTGACTGCTTAATGTGGTCAATACGAAATCTTCATAACTACCCACGTAGTTACGAATGTTGGCGTTGGTATCCCGGCGGTCTTCACCATTCAACGAAGTGTGGGTTCCGTCTGGATTCTCCTTCCAGAATGATACGTCTACCTTGACATCTCCACCCTTCTTACGATTACCAATACGGCGGATATAATAGATTTCTTGATTGATTTCAAACTTTAATTCACATTCGAACTGGTCACGACGATTGTTCATAATGTGGTCACCACGAAACGCACGTGGAGTCTTGTCGTACAGACAGAAGATAAGTGCGTCCATAGACGAACTCTTTCCTGATGCGTTTGCGGCAAAGATACCGTGAATTCCTTGGAGATTCTCAAAGTCAATTTCGTTATTCTCACCATACGAGAACATATTGGAGAATGTAAACTTCAACGGACGCCAATGAATGTTACGAGACTGGTCCTCATGACTGACCCGTGCATTCAATGCATTGTTGACGGAAATAATCTTCTTCATCAGTTCTTCGTCAACGGTTTCGTGGTTCCGTTCAATCCAATCTTGAATCAACGTGTTCTGGGTATTGACGTTGGTAACATCCGTGGTAACGTGATTCCCCTTACGGTTGACATTACTTGCTTGATTGAATCGGTTCTTATTGATACTGAGTTCAATAATGTTATACCGCTTCCGTAATGCCGCAGTAGTTTTCTTGACCAATGACGTATCTGCCGTCCCCGTAAATAAACGAAGGCGGACATTCTTTGGCATATCAGTAGGGAAATTAATCTTTCCGTCTTGAAGTTCTAAAGTGTAATATCCATACGCATTTGGAAGTTCGTGGAAAGTATGAGTGCAATCTTCCACATTCCACAAACACCATCCGTGATTACGTACAGTTTCCCCGTGGTTCTGCTGAATGAGTGAAGAGGAATACACGATGATGGGGTTACTTTCTTGAAGAATCTGATACTTGTGGATGTCACCAAGGAGTACGATGTCGTACCCTTCAAACGTAGTCACATCTACGTGACGATTGGTGATGACATACTTGATATCGGTTTGGGCACCGTGAACAGGTCCGTGGTAGAGAGCAATCTTCTTTGCATTCTTCCGACATTCTTCCACGGACGGCCATTGTTCACGGTCATCTAATATAGAACATACTGCGAAATCTACGTCAGCAACTTGGTAGACATCGGAGTGCTTAAGATAATGTAAGTTGGGATGGTTGAGATTCTTGATAATCGGCGTCAAACTGTCCAATCGGTTCATATTGGAGAGGTTGAGGTCGTGATTACCTGCGATGACTAACGTAGGAGCGATATCGGCAAGATTACGGAGGAACTCTGAAGCAAGTTCCACCATCTCTGGGCTCATATCGGTCTTTGCGTGAAGGATGTCACCCGCAACGACGATTACCCCGTCAGTTAAATCTGTCTGACGGAGTTGGTCGTAGAAGGTATTGAATGCTTCCCGATATTCTTCGTGACGCTTAAATAGTCGAATGTGAATATCTGCGGTATGTACTATTTTTCGTAGCTTCTTAAACGCGACTTCAATCTTCATATATTCTGTAACCTGCCACCGATATAGTCTTTAAATGTTGTTGCCGTTCCACGTTCTATACATTCCCACGTATCTTTGAAACCTAACTCCGAGGGGTCTTTCTTGTCAAGGTTTACCAGCTTGACATTCATTTCATAAGTGTTCAACGTTCGTTCGATTTCTCGTGCATCTGTCAATGCATCATCGTCCAGTACAACATACACATCTTTTACTTTGTTCTTGACCAGTTCTTTCAACAACTTCTTGGGGACAAACTTACCCAAGAGTGGTATAGCATTTCGACGGATTGCAATCGCATCGAACACGCCTTCACACAAAACTACCGGCATCTTCCAATTAATTTGATTCTCGAACATCACCACGTTCTTTGATACGGGTGGATTCTTATACTTCATCCCATCTTCATAAAAACTACGAGCGATAAAGTAGTTCAACTTATTGTCTTTATCGTATGACGGAATAATAATACGATTGGCATATGGGCCGTCAATGGTATATCCCATCTGGTAGCGGATAATGTCGTATCCCTTAATACCTCTATTTGTCAGGTATCGTAAGGCGTGTTTGTAATGTAAACTTTTTGTCGGTATCCACAGCGGTTTATATCCCGGCGGAAGATATAGACTTGTGACTTCATCTGCGGATTCTACGTAATTCCGTACTTGGTCATCAGAAAGTAGTGACCGCAGTTCCTTCATCTGTGAAGGTGATACGTCCAGTCTCTTAAATAGTGTTATTAAAGAACGTCCTTTTGCTCCACAATGCCAACAATGAAAAACGTTTTTTAATAAATTGACAGCGAACTTTCTCTTTTGGTGATGACAGAAAGGGCACGAGAAATAATGTTCCCCGTTCCCAAATTGCTTATAATCACCTAATATTTGCGACAAAAGAGAGATTAGATTCATATATGAAATCTAACCCCTCTTCTGCAAATTGTCAAGTTTTCTTATTCAACTGGTTTTTTATTAACTAATTGAAAGAAGTGTTCTGCGGGGATAACCGCGTACACTGGTGTATTGTTTCTCTTAAAGAAAAGAACGGGAGTCGTTCCTTCTTTCGTATTCGCTTCTGCTTGTTCCAGAGACGCCCAGATGTTCATCTTTTCTTGGTTTTTGCACTCTGGAGAGTAAGGAAATAGCTTTCGCGCCGCAGGTGACAATTTAATATCTGTTCCACTATCACCCATCAAAGTTGAAACCACATCATCTGGTTCCAATTGTGTGAAGTTTTCCAAAATCATATCTCGTACTGCATTTTGTAACCGTTTACCTTTATTTTTTGCACTACGTGGTTTCATCGTAACCTCTTATTATATTATAGACTCGTTGCTTGTGAAGCAATACGTGCTGCAGCGGACGAATTCTTATCCTTAAATGTTTGGTTTGGTAATGGGGTGTAATTATGTACAATTACTGACCCCTTTGGGGATGTTGCAGTTCTAAATCTAGAAGTGTAATATCCCTTGTTCAAAGAAGCAGGACCGTCTTGTTCAAACGCCAACTTTAATGATTTTGGAGTCCAACGGGAAAGTACATATTTTGTGTCATTGGTAGGAGATACCGTTCCTTGAGCTCCACCAACAGCGTAAGTACCTTCTCTGTTTCTCTTAAATTCTGTTTGGAATTCGTCTGGTTCTGGATTACGCCGGCGAGTGCCGTCCATAAAGTTTACACCGTCCGTTGTATTGGCATCCGTAGCTTGTTGTGCCTTTACACGACCAACGTAAGTACCGTTTGAAGCCTGGTTGTATAAATTTTCTAAACTCATATTAGCTCTCCACCATATTAGGTGTCAAATTTTACCACGATAGTTTGAGTACTATCAAATGTACGTTGAATGGGATTCGATAACTTTGCTACAGCCAACAAATCGTGATTTGCATTATATAACCCAATTGATGTAATATATGGTGCTAAATGTGTAGTATTTTCTGGATCTCTACTACGACTTACCATTGATTGTAACGGAGTTTGCGTTGAACCTGTGTAAAATGGTAACTCACTTTCTACCGACAGATTGTATAGTGAAAAATTAAAATCGGTTGGGTGTAGCTTCGCCTTTACCGAATGCTCATAAAATTTCACCGATGAGGTAAAATTCACATTCACATTTGTTCCACTTACAATACAAATACCATTACTGACCAAACCACCGCCGGAAATACTTGATGTGGGTTTTAATATTGCCACACCTTTATCATAAAAAATTCTTCCTATAATATAACCCGTACCAGACTGTGATACGTACATATTACCCCGGCCGTCATCGTATGACGCAGATGTTCCAACCGTTACACTAAATGTTCCTGGTTTAATTTCTTCACCGAACACATCTTGCGTCACACTAATCACATAAACCGACCCCGTGGGGTGGTATGATGACGATTGTATACCATATGATGCATATACAACTGGTGAGTAAAACGATTGTACAACAGAATCAAACAATTCTTGTGAATCATCGGCTACACGTAACCCACTTGATGTATCGTATTTTTTTCCAAATGAAACGGTAACATCGTCAGAGTTACTTGTAGACCCCGAAACCCAAGTATAATTAAATGATGAATACGCAGGAAATGGTGTTATTGTATACTCAGCTGGACTAAGTGCTTTAAACGCTGTAACAGGAACACTCATATCAATCCACCTAGATTAGTGGTTTAGTAATCTAAGCGAACGCGAACTAATACAGCCTTATCATTACTCTTTTGTACTGGTCTACTGAGCTTTGCTACTGCTAATAATTCATTTGCGTCATTATACAATCCAATCGTTGTAACATACGAGATTGGCTTATTACGGAAAGCTGGGAGTACGAGTTGTGGTGCTGACCCAGTGTAATAAGTTGGATTATTTGAGTAATTGTATCGTGTACTTCCTAAATTTACGAAATAATTTACAGAAGTGATTGATTCAGCCGAACGAGCGACGAATGCACTGTTAGCTGCCATTGACCCAGAAATAGAACGAACCAATCCTTCGTGTTGATATTGGTATGCGGTTACACTTCCTGTGTATGGAGCAAATGGTACACTTGGTGTGCTTCGTGCGTTGTTTGATGCGGTTACGAATCCAACTGATGAACTGATAAGTGATGGTTGGAGAAGAATGACACCGTAATCTGGGAATACTAATCCATATACGTTGCTGTCTCCACTTGCAATACCAGCACTTAATGAACCAGAACGGATTTTGTATACGTTACTTGCCACCAAGTTACCGACCACTGCGGTACCAAGACCACTATCATCAATAAAGGTGCGAAGACCTTTTGAGCCAGAAAGTCCGAGCTGCCAGTTGCCTGGGTCTAATGCTTGCTTTAAACGTGAACGGGATACGTTGATAACATAGATATCATCTGTATAACTTGCGGAGGTGAATGAGAATCTGGTTTCTCCACGATTTAAAAGAATATTTCTATATTGTGTATATGTGACTTGGGTTGGAAGCGTTGAAGTTCCACCCAATACGTTCGCATCAAGTGGGGGAGAACCACCACCACTTACGTGTCCGTAAGCTACAGAAAATTGTACTTCGGCTGATTGGGTGACTGCTGGATTTGCATTATACAAATCGTAGTAATATTCACCAGATACTCCGAATTGAACACTAGAAGTGAATACGGTTGATAAACTTCCCGTATCACTACTCCACAATCCGGTAGTTACTTCTGTACCGGTCGTTTCGGAAACATCGCCGTTTTCTCTACTGAACAGTGTGTATATGTTATATTGGTATGCCATATCGTGTTCCTAGTGTTAATTAAGCCGAAGCTACGGTTGAAAGGGTAAAATTATACGTTGCTCCAGAGTTGTTACCAAACACGCTGACTGTGGTTTCGCCTGTCTTATTTCTTGCGGTAATTTTAAATACCGAGCCCTTGGCGATTACTGAACCACGACTATTGACATCCACAGGAACACCACCCGTATTTGGAGTTAATACGGTTACATCGGCGAGAGAGCCGTCTGCTAAAATCAATGTGTATCCGTCTGGGTCTGCGCCAGTGTAACTTGTCTTTGGTTCAAGACTTGAAATTTCTGCCGATTGTCCCGACGCTGGTGAGTAATAAAGCGTTTGTGAGGTATAATTGATATTAGTAATTTGTGGGATAACTACCGCAGCTGTTGTTGCGTCCGTGCCCGTTACCGTCACCAACTTATATCTCATAATTTGTGTTTCGTCTGGGGTAGCTTCCAATACAGGCATATTTTCGATAATATCCCCGTAGTGTTCTGACCCAAGTGGGTGGGCGGTATTGTAAAGACGATAATCTACTTCGTCGTCTGCTACAGCAAACTTCGTAATATTGAATTGGCCGGCTTCGGTACCTTGTGCCAACAATTCTCTACCACGATTAGTTAAAATAGCGTCCACCGTGATTGTGGATTTATTTAGGTATCCCATATTCTGATATCTCCTGAGTGATGTACATCTAATATAAGTATAAACTAATTAAGTTTTATTCAATTTATTTAGGGTTATACGAGGGTTATACCGCCATTAGGAACGACCGCAACTCCGTTGGTGGTGACCGTAACCGTATTCGCCTCACTATTTTCCGTACCAAATGGTGGGCATGGAGCCCAAGGACATCCAGGCGGCGCAACCGCATCAGTTCCAACAGTTCCAATATAATTTCTACGTTTTAACGCTGTGGTATTATCCCGAGTAAACTTATAGTGTCGTGGTAAATATCCGGTTGGAGCTGGATTTCCTGCTTCATAAATAAAGTAATCGATACTGATTGCGGAAAATATACTTGAACTGGTCGTATTTGTTATTGTATAATATATGTTGGAATCGGACGTTTGCATCATTAAATGTGGAAATACATCTTGCTGTCCGTTTAAAAGACCGTCAAATAGTACACCTTGACTACTCGAAGGTATTGTGGTAAACGGTCTGGATATATCTGCGTCCCGTGCAGCCGCATCCCGATACAATCTAAGTCTTAATTCATTTGCTCCATTGATTCCTAATAACGTAAACGTATTAGCCATCTTAATTACACCGGTCGTATTTGACCCAGAAGCGTATGTGGTTGCTTGAATATCACCTGTATCTCTTCCCGTAACTGCCGTGACCGTACCCGCTTCTAATAATGTAATATTTGCATACAATCTGTCAAGGGGCGAGTCCGACTTAGTGTCTAATTTTACCACATATGGTGTCTTATATGGAGTCGTTAATGCATAACTGTATACTCCGCTTTCTTTATGGAAATATGTAGTAGTTCCCACATCCGAAAAATCTGAGATAGGTGAAATTTCATATAGAGGAGTGACGGTATTTTCTTCACTTGGAAGCTTACTTGGAATTCCAAGATAAGGATTACGAGGGTATGGAGATGATAACCGTTCTTCTGGTCTGGTTTCTATCGCGTCCGCCTCAATAGTTAAAAATGCACTACGGTCATCCATAATAGATGATGTTACCAATGAACCCGATGTAACATTATTTATATACTGATAAACTTTTCTTTGCTTAGACAATTTATCCGATGGGGTACTACTAATTGGCGTCACTTCGTCAGGAACATTAATTTCGCCTTCCCACTGCGTCGTATCCCCTAAAAGTTCTCGTTCAGCTTCCATGTCATAACTAGCATCAAATGTAAATGCTCCTACATTAAATGAACCAGAACCACTAACATAAGCGTTGTTTAACTCTGTATCATTACCACTAACTCTAAATGAACGGGCCAATGTACTCTTATTTCTTGTCAATATATCCGATTCAATCACAATACCATCAATTAATTTAGCACGCGCTGGAACCATAGTTTCAGCCATTTCTGATGGAGCTTGGACTAAATTACGGAAGAAACGTGAGTATTCGTTCGGGTCTACTGATTTATTAAAATACTTTAAGAATTCATTTCTAAGATTGTCTAAGTATGCATACGAATAGTTTTTAATGTTTCTTGGCGTACCAATAACATTATTAACATCAATCACACCCATACTTCGAATAATATTTTGATTAATGTAATCGGTAGGTGATATTGCTACCGACACTTGATTCAACCCAGCCGAATAACTCTTTTCAGAAACTGCTTTAATACTTGCATTTGGCTTGAGTACTTTTGTTCCATTGTCATCAACATATTGGTTAGCAAATACGGGTGGTGGTGAGACAACGACTTTTCTATTACTAAAGATAGTTCCACCAACAATTGGTACAAATTGTTTAATGCTTCGTTGGAATCTTATATAGGAGGCGGTAGTAAATCCATTTGCCGCAACCGTTGGAATTAATGAAACATTTTCGTATGGTGTTTCATTAAATACTGATTGGGTAATGGAAGTTAATGGTTGACTGAACGATAATTGTACATACAGATTATCGTATGACGATGTATAATTATTTCCGTATAATGAACCAGGATCGTATGCTTGTTCGGTAAAGTTTTGTACAGATGTATTCTCTCCCCAAACACGAACTTCATCAACTACACCATTGTATTTATCTAATTCATTTGTTCCATTACTACCTACGTAAATGAACGTGGTATTATTCCACATTCCACCGAGGTTTACTGATGCGGATTCTTGATAAAGAATTTGGTCACCATCGGTTTGAATAATATGCAAATCCGAGGATTGACTACGTAACATTATATCAGTATAATCTGTGCTAAATAGTGGGAAATAGCTACTGGATGCAATAACTGTTCTTGTTGAACCACTGGTTACTTGAACTCTTCCGTAGTCCAACTTTGATGCTGATGGATGAGGAACGATATCAATTGTCCATTTGCTATCTCCAGTCACTAATGACGCTGCTTTTCTTAATGTTGGATTAAATCTTAGTTGTATAGTTTGTGCAGTAAATGATGCAGACACAAAAGGAACAGACAAATAATTTGATGAAGCAGAATTAAATGTCAATCCGTAGGTTAATTCATCCGAACGAATATAATTTCCAGCTATTGGATACGTACTTTCTTTAATTTGTAATACTGGTGATGTAATGCCGTATGTGTTGAGTACTGCATCCATTGATGTACGTGACCCTTTACTCTTTACCAAGTAAATTGCACTGTGTAAAACTCTCTTCCAAGTTTCAGCTACTAATGACCGAGAACCACTATCGCTACTATATGTGGAAATAAAGTTTTCTAAGTTAGTTAATGAATATATATTTGGTAGCTCTAATCCAAACGATTGCGCAACTTCATACACTTGGTCCATCGTAAGTTCATCAAATGGGTCAGGTGTAGTGGAATGAATATATGGGAATTGGTCAATATATACCTTGATGTTGTCCATCATGTGACCAATCATCGATACAAATGTCAAAAATTCTTGAGACTCTGTACTTTCTTGAATGTGAAGTGGTAAATGCTTCAGTAATATATTTTGATTGTATTCGTCAAATCGTTGTGCAATAAGAGATTGTGCACTAAACCACGATGATGCTTGTGCCACACTATATACTGTTCCATCACTATTTTTTGGCCATGTGCCTGGTGCATTATACTCTACACCACTATCTACATAATCAACACTTGCTGAATAGATAGATGATGTTGGTGCATAATATAAGAATTGTTCGTAAGGGTCAAAATTACGAATAACATTTTCAATTTGTAAAGCTTTATTTGACCCACCAGCGTTACTACTAGACAAGCTTGCAGATATACTCGCTGTCGTAAGACTTTCTATCTCAGTTAGCTTGGTTTTAAAAGTAATCAACCTATCATACGCAGAACCAAAGTTTACAAAATTTCTGTAATCCGAAAAATCAATATTTAATTCCGATGAATTAAAATCTGCGGTAAGCCATCTACGGAACACGGTATCATTATACGAATAAGTGCTACCACTTACCACTGTGCCCGCTGACCCAGTGGATAATCCTAAAGATTGGATTGTTGCATTAGTAATGTATTTATCAGTTGCTACATCAAATTTTATTGAATTGTTTACTGGACGTAGGTATGGAGTAGTGTCTGCCAGCTGTCCTAGTTCTAACTCAAATGTGTCAACTACACTCTTAGCGATATCCCGCGTAATATATGCGGTATCCAATGTTTGAATACTATCGTCAACAGGTGTTAGTAGTCTAAGTTGAACTTTGTTTGAATCGGTAGGTGCCAACCGCCACGCTTCAATCACATATTGGCGGTCTACGTTGAAGTTAAGGATACTCTTATATTCTTTTGATTCATCAAAGAAAGTAATTGCTTTATCGTTAACAATTTTGGTAGACCCGGATAATAAAGCATCTAATAATGGAACCGTGTACGTTATAAATGTTACACTAGTAGGAATTGCTATTCTTGCCGATTCGATATTTGTTGCGTCAAGACTAACGTAGGCACTATCTTGCGTGTTTAAAATACTATCAATGAGTCTTATATAGTACTTAACTATATCTTGGCAATACGCAAATAGACGTTCGTTAGCGCTTAGTTGTCTACCATTAACAGTTATAGAAGATGGAATATACTTGTCAGAAAAATCAAAGTGTGTTCTGTAATCTGGTGGGTAATTATCTGCACATTCTCCTACTCCACAAAACAGTGCATTTGCTAACGCTTGTTTTAATAATCGAACAGTTCCACCAGCATAAGATTCTGGTGGTTGTGTACTAACTCCTCGTCCCCAAATTCCAAATACAGAAGCTTTTGGGTCCGAGTACAATTTTGGATTCATGTTTGGAAAATCTTGCTTATTAAAGAACCAAACATTACTTACCATAACTTCTTGTAAACTTCCACCAGGAGCTAGCGGAGAATATCCCGATACGGGTTGGCTGAAGTTATCTAAGATAATTCTTAATTTTCTTTGTTTTTCTTGGAGTTGACCGCGAGTAAAGATAACTCTAGTAGATTTTACTATCTTAAATACCGGTTCAAACTCATATTCACCAATTGATGCTGTTACATATGAACCGAGAAACGATAGTTCATCCCCTGCATAAGTTATTCTATCTGCATAATACTTTAATTCTCTTGGAGCTATATCAGAGTCTACACCAAATCTATCGTTACTTGCTGTATTGATGTTTATAATTTGTGCACTACTAGTGACACTTCCAGACACAATATCAAGTAAAATACTTTCTTGAATTACATTACGAGAGCTACTTACTGAGAATGAAGCGGAAGGATTTGCAAATACTTTTAACTCTACAGAACTGACTGGTGGAATTTGTATTACTCTCGTATTATTCGACACCAACCCAGATGCAGTGTTATATACTTGTACCGTTGGGGTACTTGTGTTTTCCGCGTTGATTATAAGAGAAATAGGAATAGTGCTGTCATTATTTTTTAATGTCAGTGGCACACTAACCGCAGGATTACTAGTATTTTTGATATACTCAATACTACTAGTAGGGAATACGTACTCAAATGCTTTGGTTATGTCAAAAGTGCTCATAGTAATATAAATCTATATTGTTGATTTCTGGTTACCTTTTCATACTCTGTGCGAATCGCATTCGCCGCAATATCATTTAAATATACGCTGGTAAAGCTACTGGTTAGATTTGTTATGTCTCTTGCAACGGTATTTGATACTACTAGATACGCATTATCTAATACTTGTTGTGCGATTTGATATACCCCAGGAAAATTTACACTTCCTGTATCAAATCCATATTTTACCAAATCATCCGTGGTAGTTTCACCAAGTAGTGAAGCGATTGATTGACTATTAAGCTGACTTCCTGTTGTGTAGGTAACAAGAGTAGCACTATTTGGTTGATTAAATAGTTGTTTGATAGCATTTTGTACATTTGCTGCGGAAATATACGGTATTGCAAACTTATTAAGTTCATTAATCTTTGTTGCATCGGTTAATTCTAATTCTATTTCTTGTCTTGTAATAGAGATATCGGTTACTTTTAATACTTGGTCAGTTGATGAACCGACTTCATTCTTAAAGAAATTAAATGTTGCAGAAACTTGACCAACCGGAAAGTTTATTCCGGTGAGTTTTGAGAAGTCTATAAATAATAAATTTCTGCCAGTATTATCGTCGTAAGTTAACGTTTTAGTGACTAATGCGCCTGGAGTAGTTTCATTTGAAACGGTAGTAGTAAAAATAAGTGAATTGTCTGCTAAACTATAGATATTAACTTCAACATTGTATCCATTTAGATTTACTGGAAATTCCGCAGGAACTTCCATAGATAACAAGTCATCCGTTAGATTTTCGATAACGCGAGAAACGGTATACTTTGCATACCGTTTTGATTCACTTAATACGTCCGTTTTAAAATTTTCTTGATTTGCCATTATGTCAGCTCTTCAAAAGTTTTATTTATCGTAGTCTTCCAAACATCATAATTAATATTTTCTACGTACAGCGGCGTATAATAAATGTTACCACGTTCTACCGTTGGGTCACCACCAGCTACTACAATTTGTGCAGACCCATCGTAGTTAGTTTTCATAGATGCACTGTAGTTGGAAGCTGTAGCATCTACTTGACTAAATGAGATGTCTATCGTTGACTTGCTTTCAACTGCGTTAGCATCTGGATTGTCGCTATACACGCGAATGGTATTTGTCATAGATTATTCAACCTGAAACGTAGTACTTGTATCAATAGTTCTGGTATATCCACCCGAATTTATCTTTATTTTTAGTGTATAGAAGCGACCACTATATAATGGTGATGTATCTAACACTATATATGACCCCGTTGGGTCTGTGCTGATGCGCGAACCATCATCAAAGTTTACGACCGTTGTATTACTTTGTGTATCAACGATTGAATAATATGATGAGGTAGGTAGATAATACTTGTTTTTATATCGTAGAACTGAATCGAAGTTTTTTAATGGATATTCATCACGTACCACAAGATTTACTTTACTGATATCACCCTTTGCATACACTTGTTTTAAATTGGTTGGTACCACCTTAACGTTTAATGAAGTTGGAACCGCAACCAAACTTCCAGTTGAGAACGATTGGTTATTCCAACTGACTTCTAGTGTAGGTTGATAAATGGTATGTGTTTGTGTAGAAAATACTTTAATGCTACCCTTGTTATTTGAATCAATTTCATCAGCGGTTGGAAACTGTAATACTATTCCGTAGAAATTACTTTGAAGTGATTGGCTTACTATTGGAGAAATAATATTGGTTACATCGATTCTTAAATCTCCAAGCGGATATTCTGATAGTGTAACACTAGCGGAGGTGGATCCAGTGAGGAAGTCTCCACCAGCTCTACTCCACGATACAGATGTGGTAGCTTGGTTCCACGTTGCTCCATCGTTAGCGTTCTGTACATCTTGGTAAAAATATCCACTACCTTCATCCCACGAACGGGATACTTGATATAATAGAAGTTTTTGATTTCGCTTTACATTATCTGCTTGTGCTAATTTCAAATTTAAATAATAATTTGACCCCGTGGAAACACTTGCCGTTGTCGGTAATTCAAAATATAACATAGTTCTAGCCGATGCCGAAATATAACTGGGTTCGACTAATGCGGTATCTACCACTTTACCAATTTCAAGAATTTCATCCAAGCCAGCATTATTTGTTGGATATGCTTGGTAAATGGTTGTGTCTTTACTGGCGGTTAGGAATATTTTCATTGTGATGCGGTCCCTATGATATCTGTTTGTGGATTCTTCAACTCAAAGATACTTGGGTCGAGACTTGGATAAATAACATCATCAATAGTAGCTTCATCGATTGGATAGCGATATGGTTGATACTCTACGCCGTCAACGAATTGGTACTTGTTGAAAATTTCAATATTTCTTAATGTCTTAACGCCATCGATTGTATTAATGACATTTCTTAAATCAGCCAAAATAATTGGTTGACCGATAGACCACTTGTCGATAGAGAAGAAGTTTTGAATTTCACCAATACAACGAGTCAATACATCCCGCATATTATAGTTTTTAAATACTACGATTTCAAATTGAACACCGATATTAATGATAAACGCATCAAGAATGTTTACGTCATCTGTCATCAAACGGTATTGTTCTAGATAACGTGCTAAATTGTCTTTTACAATCGTATTTAGTGTAGCGAGGTTTCCAGCCTTATTATATCCCAAGGTATATAGATTTATAGTATTTGGACGTACTGGATTGTCTACATATGTACGGTCTGATGATGTGGTACTTTGAATTCTGTTTATTTGTTCGTCACGGATAGCATAAGCTTTTGCAACTCTACCGTACTTTTCGGGTAACGCTTGTGCTCTAATAATATAATCATCTACCGTGACCACACGGTTTTGTGCGTTGAAGAATCCTAATGCATTTTGTTTGATTTCTTCTGTAGACTCCCCGTCACCGCCACCCGTGGCTGGTTCTTCATTATTTACAGACAAACTTTGTACCGCAGTATTAAACGCGGATAATTCTGCGGTAGAATATGCGGTAGTGTCATTTAAAATAATTGGGTTACTTACATTTACAATTGTATTTGACGGAGTGTTTGTACTTGTGCCACCACCAACTAAATAGGTTACAGTAAGTGTAGTGTTTGCTGGGGCAATTCCGTATGCATTACTGTTTAGGAAATTTACGTTATTTACTGAAGTGTTTCCTAGCACATTCTTAATAATATTACCATATTGATTATTTGCGACTTGGCGAGAATCTAAAGTCAGATTTAATTCAGAATCGTCGCCTGTGCCTGAACCGAATAGTAATTCTACTCGTAAATTTCTATTAACTCTTGTTGTAAATCTTTTTGGTACCTTACGTAATCTTAACTTTGCACTTGGCATGACGCCATCTTCATTATTATTTGTTACGTCTACGTCATCCATAATGACATCTTGTGCCAAATAATCTACTTCGTACCACGTATTATTATCAGAATCTACTACACTTTCAACTCCGATAATTGGTTCATTTGGCAATGTTATCGTAGTAAACTTTTGGGCAGTACCAAAATTAAAAGTCGCCGTCTTTGCTACGGCGGCAACTAACTTTGCTTGTTTTTCTACGATAAATGTGGAAGGTAAGCCGCCAGCCAATGAGTTAATAATATAGTTAGATTCCGTGATATCACTAAAATCTATATCCTCAATTAATCTAAATTGTATTGGGCTTTGGTCATTGGTGGTAAATATAGTTCCTGCGCCAACTTTTAACAAATATAACGGGTCTGGGGAATATACCCCATCCGTAAGTTTAGCTGGGACGATTTGGTATACGGTTGCGCTGGTTGTAGCAGGTGCTGTTAATCTTGGTTTGTATCCGAGAAATTGAGCGAGTGTGACTACGTTTTCAGTTTGTTCAGCGTATGCAAGTAAATTTTCTTTAAATTGGTTATCAATATAAAACGAAAGAACATCACCGACGTAGGCAGCCATATCTATAAACATCATACCTGGGGAAGATTCATTGAAATCCGAGTATGTGTTTGGGTAATATGACTTTGCGAACTCTATAAGATTTTGTCTAAAGTCGGTAAATGTCTTAGAAATATAATTAATTCTCTTGACATTTGGCCGTGGTTGTATGATTATACTCTGATTACTAGCCATCTAGTACTCCTAATTTAAATTTATCTACCCGGCACTGTTCCTCGAACAAGGCCTCGGATTGTAGTAGCTGATGTGTCGGATGTGCTTACTTCAGATAGAGCTTGCTCACCCCCAACTTCAATTGTAACCGAATCCGTTACGTTTGGATTACTTCTAAACCGATATAAACAATAAAGTTCTAAGCGGTTTTCAGCTGTATTTTCTGTGATGTCGAATTCGACAAGTTCCAAGAAAGGTAACCAATTGTCTATAGCTTCTATAATTACAAGTCTTGCTTGTTCTTTGGTTTCATCTGATATTTGTTCAAAGATAACTTTCCACAAATCACAACCAAATGTAGGCAACCCGACCCGTTCACCTTTTCTAGTTAAAATCAAATTTTTAAGATTTGACTTTGTTTGTTCTAGAATGGTGGTAGATTGTGAAAAATACCCCGTGTTTCCTCTTTTTAAGGGAAGGGTTATGCCTACATACTGTTGTGCCATATTTACTTACTCAATCCCATTGCTTTCATCATAGCGGAATAATCCTTGTTGATTGCTTGAAATGCAGGATTATCTTCTTCTATCCCTCTGGGTGGTGTAGGCATTACCTTTCCTGTTGTTGCAACTATTGTGTCGCCTATCCGGTCTAATCCCATCATTTCTGCTAATTGAGCACGTGAAAGTTTTGACTTTGGTGTTGCGGTCGGTGTAGATTCTTGAAGTGATTTTACTTCTGCAACAGCTTCACCGAGTAACTTAGGAAGAACTTTTTTAACTTCTTCTTCCACCGCTTCTTTTACAAGTTCTTTTACGTATGCTCTAAACAATGCTTTATCCATAATTTATCCTCTACTGGTGATACTCTTTCTTAGAGTAAACGGCTTTTCTGCCCGTGTAGCATCTAACGTTTGTTTTTGTATTAATTGACTTTGTGATGTATTTTTAATGGTAATTGAGTTGGTTTTTGTTGTAAAATTATCATTACTTATAAAATCTGCTGCCGATAACTTAGACTGTAATGTTTTTAACTTACTTAACAACGCGGGATTAAATGGTGCTGGTCCCGCTGTTGTTATTACTGCCGCAGGAACACTTGAAAATACTGCTACAAACTCATTAAGAAACTGCACTAACTTATTTCCCAAAACTAACGGTTCGTTAGCATTCTCCGAACCTATAAATATCTTTGGACTCGAAATAGATACCATATTATTCGCAGTCATTCTAATCGAAGTTTCAGAATCTACCGTAATATCGTTCAAACTACTCAGGTTAATTTGGGTATTAGAAAAGAGCGAAATTTCATTATTTTTACTGTTAAGTACCAGTCTATCCGAGCTCAAAAACATTTGTGCCCCAGTATACTCAGCGGTGGGGGTAGAACATGACCGTAAATGAGCCTTTTGGGTAGAATTTGTCTTTGTTGTTGCTGCCAAAAACGGTACTTTTTCGTTTACTACCATCCAAATAGAGTTTTTATCCTTATTAATATTTTCATATGTCAAAGAATAACTTGTTTTTGTTCTAGTAGATAACTCTGTCGGAGTTTCCCACTGCCCAGCTGTTATTAAAATGTTAGCATCGGGTACTGTATTATTGGGATTAGTAAACTGACTTGACCCCATTCTAATAATATTTCCGAATCTGCCCTGTAGAATCGTGTCACCTTCAAATGACCGAACTGGTAGGGTGTATACATTACTAACAATAGAAGCACCAATCGGAGTCGGTTTATTTAATTCTCCCGTTCTGACTCCACTAGCAGCAAGACGAGAGTTTTCCGAATTAGGTTCGTCCGATGCTGGCGTTGGGGCATATTTGGTCGATATTTCTAATAGATAACCGTCAGTAATCTTGTTGGTAGTGTTGATTCTTCTACTATAGTATGGTTTCCCCGCTACCAACATAATCATAACAATTTCGTCTATAAGAGGATACTCTTGTATATTAGACTCAATAGGCGGAATCCAGTTTAAGTTGTTTTCTGCCTCGTTCTGGTCATACGGGATTGCTCTAAACTTAATATACCCAACGTTACTACCATCTTCGCTATATTCTTTATGTGTTTCATTTGTAATTACGTCAACAACTAATCCACTTCTATAAGCAGATGGTTGACGAATAGCTATTCTTGGATAGCTAGAAGCCCCAGGTTGGTTGATATCAAACCCATACCGAGCTATCGTCATTTTTTACTGCTCGCAAAAACGTCATCCAAGTCCTTCACATCCTCTTGAAGTCCTTGGATTTCTACTTTAATATCACCAAGAAGTGCGTTCTTTTCTTCTTCAGACAACAAACCGTCCAAAGATGCATTAGACTTGACACCAACAGACACAATACGTTGTGCGATTTGTGCAACGCGGACTAAATGTTCGTCATTCTTGACATTTACTTCGATAAATCCCTGCACAATAGGTCCAATCACTGCAGCATCTTCTGGCGTGCGGATGAGTTGGACCATTTTCATAATAAACGAGTTGATTTGGGTTCGTTTACTGTCTGTATTTTTGTGTATTTCTGAGAAAATATCGGCCAGACTTTTCCCATCATATAATTCTGAATTGATATCCATTGAAACCTCCTAAATTCCTATATTATAAATAGATAAGAATTATCTTTTATACGAGAAATAGGAGGATGGGTCGGAAAGATGTCCGTTTACACGAAATTCCCCCAACATCCGTATAATGTGGGGTCGCATCTTATTAATGACCTTGGTAATGTGGGCGGTCTTATAATTGGTCATTTCCCGTACCATAAGGTAAAGGGCTTTTTTGTTAAAATTATCAATATTATCTATTCGTTCAATCAATTTGACAATTGCGGTTGCTATTTCGATATCACGTTTCTTCTTGAATATCTTTGTAGTGTTGAACTCCCAGTATTGGACTAATAATTTGAGGAATTCCTTCATATCCACCGTAGAATCACGTGTTTCTGGTTCTACAATTAGCATTTCTTCCAGTGTAAAGGAATCTTCGGTCTGGTCTGAAAAGTATAATACCCGCTTTTCTTCCTTATACGAGTTATTATTATGTAAAATCAAGTAATTCTTAGCAATTACACTAAAGTATGAGAATGCCTTTCCCTTATCTTCTGTAAATTTATGAAGATTGATAACAAGAAAAGAGACTACCTGCGCCTTAATCTCGTCGAAGGTACCCTCCATATATGGAAATTTGAACCGATTGATAACGTTTTCTGCTAGCTTATCAAGCGGTCCTTGAATTTTACTTCTAAATAATTGTTCCCGAGTGTCGGGGTCATCTGATTTATTGTATGCGATTATCGCTTTTTCAGTATCCTCTGTGAAATAGACTTTATCGCTCTTCTTCCTCGTTGTTATTACCATCACGAATCTCCGTAACGAATGCATATAACAAATCTACACATTCAACCAATTGTTTAAACACCGTTCCTACTTCATCGTCACGCTCAAACATTTGACGATTATCTATAGAACGCATAAGTCTTACGGTGGCGTTTGTGCGTCCGTAAAACTGATTAATAGCGTCCTCTAATTCTTCATTTTTTCTTAACATATTATATGTTGCGAAAGATAATAACGCAACAAGAATTGTCAAGACCACAACCAAAAAAATAAGCATTAAAATCTTTCCCGTAGTTTGTATTTATTGAATTCCTCTAAATAGTTACGAATAGAGGTACCATTTGCGTCCGTTCGACCGTTTGCATCATTGTCAGAGAAGTACTTTTTTACATTTCCTGCCCCCGCTAAATGCGCGGCAGCGAGAATTCCGGACCGAGTAATACGAATGCCCTTAAATACGCGCCCATCATATCGGTCAATTAAGTTATTCAATGACATATTATTAGCTCGCATGTAGCTAACCATTACACTATCTTGAAGTTGTACGTTTTTTAGAAATTGAGCACTGGTAACTTTGAATCCAAGTACTCGAATCGTATTTGGGTCAAATTGATACTTTCCCATCATACCAAATCTATTAACTACATGAGGTGTATTGTCACTCTCACGTTCTGCCATATGGTCAAGAAATCTTTCTAATTCTGTTGGTTCTGACCGAACAATACCATTTGGCACATGTACCGATTTTACTGACCCTGCTATTATAACCATCAGTGCTACGATTATACTTGCGAAGTATCTCATAGGTTCCTCCGATTACAGTAAGTGTGGTCTTGCCTCTGCCATACCCGCATTGGTCACCACCACATATTCTGGGAAGTACTCTTGTAAACTCTCTGCTCCTGCATAGGATAGTGCAGAACGTAATCCATCCAAAAGTCCATCCACCACAAACTTTACCTTTCCCTTAAATGGAACAATAGTTGATTCACCTTCAACATTACGAGTTGCTTGTCCGTGGATACTCTTTGTTTCCAAAGAAGCAGCGCCACGATAGCGCTTATACAATCCGTTTGCCTTCTCAATCATAGCACCAGGCGCTTCCTTTGTTCCTGCGATAAGTGACCCAAGGATAACTGTATTCGCACCAACTGCCAACGCCTTCGCAATGTCACCACTATTTCTGATACCACCACATGCAATCACAGGAACCTTTGCTACTGACGATACGTCTATCAATGAGGTAACGTTCGGAACTCCAAACCCCGTCTTAACACGGGTAGTACAGAGTGACCCACCACCGATTCCGACACGAAGTCCATCGGCTCCCCAGTCTTGAAGCGCTTCTGCTGCGTTTGCAGTAGCGATGTTTCCTGCGATTATGTCAACGTGCGAGGGCAAATTGTTCTTTAAGTTAGAAATTGCGTCACGAACAAAACTATGATATCCATGTGCGACATCAATTAAAATAATGTCTACTCCATTATTGACTAATTCTTTTGCTCGTTCGAGATAATCTCCATTTGCACCAATAGCTGCCATAACATGAGGCGTCCACCAATCACGATTCTTTACTGTTGCGCTCACCTTTAGAACTTGCTCTGCTTGCTGCTCAATCGTCATAAACCGATGAATACATCCGATACCACCAAGTTCTGCCATAGCAACTGCCATCTCACTATCACAAACCGTATCCATTGGAGAGGCAACCAACGGAACCCTAATACTATAATTAGTAGTGAGTTTGGTAGTAAGGTCAATATTTTGACGCGATTCAATTCCCGAATATGCAGGAATAAGTTGAATATCATCGTATGTCAGTGCTTGCTTAGCGTGTAATTGTGTCATAATACTCGTTTTGTTTGCGTTGACGGTCAATATCCTTGATATGATATAGACACCATTCTTCTTCCTCTGGAAGTGGAGCAGTGGTCTTGTATCCAGTTATACGTTCGTGAACTTTACCTTCCCATTTGATTTCTGGAAT